AGAAAAGCCAGCCCCATAATTGTAAAATATCTGAAAATGAGTAAAGAGGAAATTAATAATTCTGATTCAGTCCGCACCGTTTTATCCACGGTTCACAAACGTGCGATGACTCTCGGAAATGTTGACGCAGAAAAACGAACAGTAGAAATGTCTTTCTCGTCTGATATTCCTTACGAGCGTTTTCCAAATTTCATCGAAGTGTTATCTCACGAAGATAACGCAGTTGATTTGTCCAGAATGAACTCTGGTGCAAATGTTTTATTTAACCACGACCACGATAAGGTTGTCGGTGTTGTCGAGTCAGCCAAAATTGGTGCGGATAAAAAAGGTCGTGCAGTTGTACGATTTGGAAAATCCGATTTCGCAAACCAAGTTTGGCAAGATGTGCAGGATGGAATTCTGCGTAATGTCAGCGTCGGCTATAAAATCATGGAACTGAAACAAACAGGAACTCGTGAGGACGGAGCGGATATTTATACCGCAACCTCGTGGATGCCTTTTGAAGTCAGTCTGGTCTCCGTTCCTGCCGACCCCACAGTTGGCATCAATCGGTCAGTCGAAGTTAAAGAAACAAAAACCGAAATTAATCAATCTACCAATAAAATAACTATCATGTCAGAAAATCCAAAACCCGACGCACTCGCAATCGAACGTGAGCGTGTCCGCACAATTCTTTCCGCAGGGAAAGAATACAACTCAGCCGAACTCGCACAAGAGTTTGTGGGCAACGGTAAGTCAGTTGATGACTTCCGTTCCGCACTTCTCGAAGTTGTGAATAAGCGTAATCAAAAGCTCGCAGAGGCATCAAAGCCAATCGGTCTTTCGGAAAAAGAAGTCCGTAACTTCTCATTCGTTAATCTTCTCCGTGCTTTATCAGCACCCCAAGATACAAAAGCACGTGAACAAGCACGTTTTGAGTTAGAAGCCTGCCAAACCGCATCTGAAAAACTCCATCGCTCTGCTCGTGGAACTGTAATCCCTGTCGACGTTTTAATGTCACCACTTTCTCGTGGCACAGATATTATCGGCATCACAAGTGCTTCTGGTTACACAGGTAGCACTCAAACTGTTGCAACCCAACTTCTCTCTGGTTCGTTTATCGATTTACTCCGTAAGAAAACTCTTGCGATGCAACTCGGTTCACAACTTGGTGGTCTTGTTGGCAACATCGACATCCCAAAACAAACCGCTGGTACAACTGGCTATTGGATTGGTGAAGATGCAGTTGCTCCAACCGAGGACGTTGAGTTTGGTTTAATTGAACTCCGTGGCAAAACTGTTGCCTCTAAATCTGAAATCACTCGCAAGATGCTCATGCAATCCAGCATCGACGTTGAAGCCCTCGTACGCTCTGACCTCGCTAAAGGACTCGCACAAACCATCGACACCGCATTCTTCTACGGTGACGGACAAAACGGAACTCCAAAAGGCATCAAGCACACCGCAGGTGTATCTTCCTTCTATTGGGCAGACACTAACAAGCCAACCTTCGCAGAGTTGGTTCGCATGGAAACCGAAGTTGAGTCCCAGAATTATGATAGCATGAGTTCTGCTTATGTATTTAATTCTGCAATGCGTGGCTACTTAAAGACGACTAAGAAATTCGGTGCGTCTGGAACTGATGCAACCTTGTTTGAACAAGGTGGAACTGTTAACGGCTACCGCAGTGAGGTTTCTAACCAAATTAATAACGGTGACATCTTCTACGGTGACTTCAGCCAAGCCCTCATCGGCTTGTGGGGTGGCTTAGAAATTAACATCGACCCTTATTCTGGTTCTGACCGTGGACGCATCCGTGTCGTGGCAATGCAAGACGTTGATTTTGCAATCCGCTACGCTCAAGCGTTCTCTCTCGCTCAAATCGACTAATCACCGATAGCCCACAAGAGGGTTCAGTCCTTGACAGGGCTGAACCCTTTTTTATTTATAGATAACCCATGAAAATAAAGACTAAAAAATCATTCCTAATCGGTGGTAAAATTGTGAAGGAAGGTACTGTTATGGAAATCCAAGACGAGCGTCTTGCTCGTGAGTTGATTCGTGCAGATAAATGTTTTGCAGTACCAGAAAGCACAAAGGCATCCAAAAAAGAAACAAATGGGTGAAAACCTAGATGTATTTTTTGACGGATTAGATTCCGTTAAAGCAATTTTTACGGTTGGTTATGCACAGAAACCTGTTGTCGGTTTTTTTGACAACGGTTATTTTGATACAAGTGTTGGCGATGTCGTTGTTGACACAACGCAACCAAGATTTACCTGCAAATCAAAAGACCTGCTTGGTGTTAACCGTGGTTCGACTGTTTATATTTCAAATAAAAAATACACCCTAGTTCAAATCCAAGACGAAGGAACAGGAACTTCGACTGCAATTTTAGCCCACGAAGATTAATGGCAATCGGAATATTAAGGCAGGGAAGGTTTGGAGGTTTCCTTGATATTTCAAGACGAAGCATAAGGCAACTTGCGGATTTTGCTAATGCAAACTCACAGAAAAAGTACGTCCGTGAGGCAACCAGAGAGGCAATTAAGGAAACTGTTGCTCAGTTGCGTTCTGGTTATGCCTATAAAGAAATGGCTAGGGAAACAGGAATACCAGAAAGCGTAATCAAAAAACTAGCCAGAACTAAATTTTCAAATAAGCGTGATTACGTAAGAGTTTGGTTTGGATTAAATCCTGTTAATTTAAAAGACCTTAAACCAAAGCAAGACGCATCTGGTGTCACTGCAGGTCCTGCAAGAGTTCCAAATGGATTTATTGCAAAGGGTAATTTCAAAGGCAAAGGACAAGTATTTAAACGTAAGGGCATGGCTAGACTTCCAATCCAAAAACAAGTCTACAACGTTGAAAGCAAAGGTTGGGAGTCTGCTAAAACGGTTTACAACCACCTTCTCAAATCTTTTGAGGATAGACTTCCAGACATGATTGAGTCACGCTTGAGGCAGAAAGGATTTATTTAATTTATGGATGAATTAGAACCAGTAAATATTACAGAACTTCACACATCGATTAAAAATACAATTCGTGGATTTTTTGCACCATCAGCAGTTCCAAGTGTTGATTATTACTCAAGAGTTGAACGCAAAATTATAGCACCAGCAATATTTTTTCAACTCAATAGCATTAATGGAAATCCAGACTCTGCGTCTGGACAGTTTGATGGAACTTTCAATTTTTCTGCCTTTTGCATTGTTCCATACAATGCACCTAACGCAATTTTAAGTGCAAGGGTTTTAGGTTCTTCATTAATATCCAAATTAAACGGACAAAGATTCGGGCAAACTCTTGGAAGGGCAACGGTTACTTTGATGGAGGGCGATTCATTCGACCAAGAGAACGTTGAGTACGAGACAGTTCGAGTCGATTGGAGTCACGAAGGAATGCTTGGAGAAAGTCCTTTTAACGACGACGGCTCAATCACACCGACTGAACTTTGGGTTGGTTTTTATCCAGATACTGGTGTGGAAAATATTGATAAATATATAAAAATTGCCCCAACTGAATGAGCATTTTCAGAATAACGGAACTCGAAAGAAGATTAGCAAACGTAATCCGAAGCGGTGTCGTTGTTGATGTAAATTATCAAACTGCAAAGTGCAGAGTGGCATTTGGAAATATTTTGACAGAAGAATTGCCATTTTTCGCTTCTTCTGCTGGTGGAACTAAAAGTTGGAGTCCACCATCGGTTGGTGAAACCGTGGTTGTTTTCAGTCCTTCTGGTGAAATAAATATTGGATTTGTCCTTTGCGGAATTTATACAAATGCAAATCCAGCAAACTCAAATTCACCTTCAAAAACAAAGACAACTTTTAGCGACGGAAATTCTATTGAGTACGATACCGCAACGCACACGCTCACGGTTGTCTCTGGTAGCAATGTGACTGTCAACTGCCCTCAAGTAAATCTAAACGGCTCAGTCAGCGTTTCTGGAAGCGTAACGGTTAGCGGTGACGTTACTGCTGGTGGGATTAGTTTAAAGACCCATAAGCATGGCGGTGTTAAAGCAGGCGGTGACCAGAGCGGTACACCTGTTTAATGCACTTCCCCCAAAAGAAAATAATTGGTTTTTGACTTATTATCGCTCAATGCGAGGCACAAACCGCCAGACAGGTAGGTCTTTGAGTGGTGTTGACCACTTAAAGCAATCCATAAATGACATTCTTTCCACCCCGATTGGCTCAAGGGTGATGCGTCGTGATTATGGTTCTAATTTATTTAAACTTACGGATGCACCTTTAAACCAAGCGACATTAATTGAACTTTATGCTTCAACTGCAGGTGCATTAAAAAAGTGGGA